ATTGAAACCAGTTATAGTAGTTGCGTTGAGCCAATGTTCGGTCTACAACCCGCGTGATCCCTACAATGTTCGCAAAAAGGGTGTAATGTTCTTACAATGTTCGCAAATTCAAAGTGTCAATCGTACATTATGTTTTGGTGGTGTATGGTGTCTATTGGTGCGTATACGTTAACTTACTTGCCTATCAGATTTTGTAGTTTCTTATCAAATAATAATAACTATATATAATGTTCGTTTTCTAAAAAATTACACTGTCTGTAAAAATGTTAGGGAACTCCCTAACGCAAATCTTTATGAAGTCGTTCAAGCCTGTTTTGCGAGTCTATAATCTCAAAATCGCGGTACTTTGGAACATTACTGGAATATCAATGAGTTACCAACCCTCACCAAAGAACATTACAGAACATTACAGAACATTACATCAAACGCCATCAAATACCACAGAATAACACCGTTACGTATTACTTGACATAGGACGTAAAGTATGAGATAATATACATACTGATAGAGGGTCTATCAGTTACGTTAACTTGTTTACAGGAGAATACAAATGACTACATTAACCAAAGATGATCTGTTAGCAGACGAGTCTGTTAGTGCTGTTAGGGAACTCCCTAACAAAGAGGTCGCACCTGTCCCATCTATTGGGTCGAGTGCGATGTTGGTTGAGTTATCCATATCTACATGGACAGGTCGCAAGAAAGACAAGCGTGCGTCAGAAGACGTTACTGCGCGTGCCAACGCCAAAGCGGGTGTTGCCAATGTGTCCAAGAAGTTACTTGGTGATTGCCAAGAGCTTATTGCAATACAGAAGTTCACGGCTAACGTGCGTAACATACACTATGCGATGACTATGCCTTGGTCAGATACGGGTCTGCGTTTATTGCCAACCGCTCAGTTCTTTAGGTATCAGGAACAACTGACCGCGCTCGATCAAGAGTATCGATCACTTGTTAACACGTTCTTACGTGAATACGATGATGAGATAGTCACTGCCCAACTAAAGCTAGGTGACTTGTTTGATCCTAACGAGTATCCAACGTCTGATAGTTTACAGTCTAAGTTTGGTTTCCGGTTGTCGTACATACCGTTGCCAGATACTGGTGACTTTCGTATTGACGTTGGCAACGAGGCAACTGCTCAGATCAAAGCAGAGTATGAGTCGTACTACTCAACTCAATTACGTACTGCCATGAATGATGTATGGCGTAGGGCGTATGACGCGTTGAGTAAGATGTCTGAAAGATTGGACTACACCGATGTTAAGAAGACGTTCCGTGATTCGTTGGTTCACAACGTGACCGATATGATAGAACTTCTTAACGTGTGTAACGTGACTAACGACAGTCAGATGTCAGCAATGGCAATGCGGTTGGAAGACGCGCTACGTGGGGTCACGCCTGATGCCTTACGTGAGGACGGACGCTTGCGTGCCGAAACCAAGCGTGTGGTGGATGACGCGATCAAGTCACTACCATCGTTGGACTTCTAAGTGTTAGGGAACTCCCTAACAAAAAATAACTTTATATGTGAAGGAAATATATTATGTCTACTGCAAGTTTAAGATATGCGTTAAGCCTCGATCAGTGTGTTGATCTGATTAAGGCCATCGGTCATCAACGTACTGTGTTGATGCAAGGTGACATGGGTAATGGCAAGTCGTCTTCTTTGAATACACTCTCTGCCATGTTGCCCAATCATATGGCGTGCTACTTTGATTGCACCACCAAGGACTTGGGTGATATCACTATCCCCAACATTGCACACATTGACAACACAGGGTACGTCACTTACCTGACCAATGAGGAGCTTGGCGTACATCACAAAAAGCCGATCATCCTGATGATTGACGAGTTTGGTAAGGCCAACAGCCAAGTCAAGAATGCGCTGTTACGTCTGATGTTGGAGCGCAAGATTGGTAGTTATGAGTTGCACCCTGACTCGATAGTGTTCGCTACTACCAATAAGAGTAGTGAAGGTGTGGGTGACTTGTTGCAGAGTCATCACCGTAACAGACTGACTATCGTTAAGGTACGCAAGACCGAACATTTGGCTTGGATTGAATACGGTATCAACAAGGGGTTCGATCATACGATACTTGGTTTTGCCAAGGACAACCCACAGTTGTTTGCGTCTTTTGAGGATGTCCAAGACCCAAGTGATAACGAGTACATATTCCATCCGAATGCGGAGCGTGAAGCATTCTTTACGCCACGCTCTGGTGAAGCCGCGAGTGACATACTCAAACAACGTCATCTGTTTGATGATGCCACCTTGACTGCTTCATTGATTGGTACAGTCGGTGACCGTACTGCGATGGACTTGATGGCGTATGTCAAACTGACCGATCAACTACCGTCACGTGACTCGATCAAAGATGATCCTACTGGAGCCAAGATTCCTACATCTGCGAGTGCTGTGTGTATGGTTGTTTACAGGTCATTGGCTTCTATGGACAAGAGTTACATTGATCCGTGGATGGACTACATGGTGCGACTCAACAAAGAAGCACAGGGTATGTTTGCCAATGGCGCGCGTGCTACTAACTACGCGCATCAGTCACTGGTGATGAGTAACAAGAAGTTCACTCAGTGGGCGATGGAAAACAACTATATGTTCGCAAGTGATAAGAAGTGAGGTGAGAGATGTTAAGCATAGGTAAACAACTTACAGCCGAACAACGGTTGGACAAGGCTGTCATTGATATCATGGATAAGCTCAGATATGTAGCACTGGCAGGGGTTCTTATGATTGGTGAAAAGCGCGTCAAGGATGACGTGCCGACTGCCTGTACCAATGGACGTGACGAGTACTATGGCAGAGCGTTTGTCGATAAGCTCAACGATGCCGAGCTTCGTTTCTTGGTATTGCACGAGTCGTATCACAAACTGTATCGCCACCTTAAAACGTGGCATCACTTGTGGGTGAAGGATGCACAGATTGCAAACATGGCTATGGATGAGGTAATCAACAATCAGATTGTTGATGAGAACAAAGACGATGGCTTTGCAACGATGACAGGTGAGCTTACCAAGGGTTGTTGTGACGAGAAGTATTTCGGTTGGGATACTGCCCAAGTGTTTAATGACTTGTATAACAAGCATAGGCAACAGTCTCAAGACCAAGGTGATGGTGGGGATGGCGATGGCAAATCATCCGGTTCAAGTGGGGGTGGTGGTACTCCCCAGCCGCCCGGATCAGGTAGTGGTACAGGTGATAACGAGTTACCACAACCTATTGACGATCACGATTGGGAAGGCGCACAAGCGTTGACCGCAGATGAGGAGCGCGAGTTGGAGCGTGACATTGATGAGGCTATACGTCAGGGCGCGATGATCGCGGGTAAGATGGGGTCGGGTGTTAACGAGTCCATCGCTGAGTTACTCAAGCCACAAGTTGATTGGAAACAAGTCATGCGTGACTTTATTACCAGTACTTGCGCGGGCAAGGACTCAAGCACATACAATAGACCCAACAGACGGTTCATTGGTGCAGGGGTGTATATGCCGAGTGGTATCAGTGAGACAGTTGATTGTGTGACATTCGACAACGATGCGTCTGGTTCTAACATCGGGCAACGTGAACAGTCAGTTGTTCTGACTGAAGGCAAGAGCGCGATTGATCTGGTCAAGCCTGATGTAGTTCACGTGACGTATTGGGATACCAAGATCACACGTCATGAGAAGTATGAGGGTGACGATGTACTTAACTTTGCCTCCTCCACACGTTGTGTGGGTGGCGGTGGCACTAATGTTGAGTGTGTCCCTGAGTTCTACCGCAACAAGAGTATCAAACCATCAGCGTCTATCGTGATGACAGACGGTTATCTTGGTGGCAGTTGGGGTGTGTGGAATCATCCGGTGTTGTGGGTCATTATCGACAACCCCACGTGCAAGCCACCGTTTGGTAAGTGTGTACACGTTAAATCAAGAGACTTGTGTTAGGGAGTTCCCTAACACGTTTTGTGAAGGAGAAATATTATCATGGCACATAATCATAAAGAATATATAAAGTTAGTGAGTGAACTACCCAACGACTTCTCATCTGAACTTACTATTGAGAAGCGTACAAGTGAGTTGCATGAATTTATGCGTCAGGTTAAACGCGGTATGCGTGGCGTTAAGTTTGCTCCCCGCACAACAGAATCAATGTGGGTGTTCTATCCAAACGACTTATACGCACTTGGTTGGATAGCTTTTGCAGACTATCGTGAGTCTGGTGATATGGGCGATTGTTATGTTGTTGGCTCTCGCAATATCACCAACGATAAGTACGCGATTTACAATGATCAGCATCGTATGAAAATGTCTAGCAACTTGGGTGTAGCGGTCAAGAACGCACTAAAACATCTACGTCCTTGGAGTATCGCAGAGATTGCGTTGTCAGTTCACAGTTCAACCAAAACCGCAATTGATCATGCAAAGCGTAGATTAAATGAGCCGCTGTTTGACTTACATAAGAAAATTTTTGATGAGGCAACATACACGGTTGCTCAATGTCATATTCTTGCTTCTTACAAGCAGGAGCTTCTGGCATTTGCCGAAAGAGATGCTGACTTTGTAGACCAGAACCTCAAGTCGAACTTACTTGAGTTCATCAAGGTAAGGAAAGAAGTTGAAGAACTCAACGACCCAGACGATATGTCGAGAGGTGATACTAAGTATCGTGTAAACATATTTGTGTATGTGCATGAAGACACGCACGGGCGGCAACGAGTAAGCACGATACCCTGTGTTCTTAGTAACAGACGAGCGGATTCACACTCCTTTATCACGTCTGAAGTACACACTTACTTTTCAGAATCTGAAGTACCAGAAGATATTATGAGTAAGTTAGCTGTGTTGCAGTTGAATCAAAGAACTCCCGAAGGTGATCTCAACTATGTGGTAAATGTGGGTGTGAATCACGGTAACGGTTGTTTCCATGTATCCACAGACAGGTCTGTAAGTAGTGATGATCTCGACAATATGGGGGTTTAGATTATGACTGTAACTAAATCTAACGTCAGTCGTTTAAACTTAAAATCAAGGGATCTATATGCGTGTACAAATTGGTTGTTTCGTGACAGCAAATTAGGTATGTGGAAGGAAGGTGATGTTGTGCCACCTGATGATAAAATATATCGTGTTATGATACATAAAAACTTAGTAGAAGTTATTCCATTAGGTTTAGATATTGTTGACAACGATGTAGCAGGGAATTATAGTTCAACTAATGATCTACCAGTTTGGATGCAAGAGAGGTTGGCGGTGCTTGCCTGTATGAGTCCAAAGCCACCGACAGATAATGTTGAAGGAATTGGTAGACGGATAGAGAAGAATATATTTTGGCTGTATGCAGATTGATGTTAGGGAGTTCCCTAACAAGATTTCCATAGAGGGTGGAGAACGGCAGGCTATTTCGGACAGCCTGATTCCTGACGTGAGGTTGACCTCTCGCTAACAAGCCTTGGATGCCAATGCTGAAGTGTATCCCTCTATGGATGTTGAAGTAACAGTTCAGCAATTGGTTAAAGCGGAGTTCTTGTAAACTAATTGCCGTGTAATCCAAGGAATCGGTCACTCAGGTTGTGTTAGGGAGTTCCCTAACATGACTTGAAACCAGTTTTTGAAACCAGTTCTAACAAATATTGTTAGCAGGGGTTATAGGTTTTTCTACCTCAAAGTAAAATACAAAGGAGAGAATATGAATTGTTGGCACTGTAGCACCGAGTTAATTTGGGGTGGAGATCACGATATTGAATTAGATGAAAATCCAGAATATTCAATGGTCACTAATCTTCATTGCCCTAAATGTCAGACACAGGTGGAAGTATATTTGCCTAGAGAGGTATTGGATGACACCGGAAGCTAAAGTTAAGAAGGCGGTGGTCAAACGACTCAAAGAGTTGGGTGCTTACTATTTCTACCCTGTTACAGGTGGGTATGGACATAGCGGAGTGCCAGACATCATTGGATGCTACAAAGGTAAATTTTTTGGTATCGAATGCAAAGCGGGTAGCAACAAACCTACGCCACTACAGCAAAAGAACTTATCAGATATATCACTTAACAAAGGCATCGCGTTAGTAATTAACGAAGATAATTTGGATGATGTATACACAAATATAGGGAGTGATCATGAAGATATTTAGAACAATACATTGGAATGAGCCTGTACGAAAAGTGCGATATTTTGCTACAAAAACTCATATGCAAGAATACAAACAAGAACTTAACAATCGTGGTTTGGAACTTTCTGATTTAGAAATAGAAAAATTAACGCTTAACGGTAGTACAAATGTCACCCATGCATTGAATGAAGCCGTTGGTTACGGCGAAGTAATTTACAATGGTACAAAGGAATACATGAGGAATATAGATGAAAGTTAAAATAGAATTGGATATGACTCCTGAAGATTTTAAGAAGTGTTTTGTTCCCGAGGACTGTCAGCAAGAGTTTATCGAAACAACTTATGATGCGTATGTGGACGCGTTGGAACGGCTGGTAGGGAAACAAGTAGACCCATACAACTTTACAAGTATTAACAAGGAGAGTCCCTGATGCAACAGGTTGAATGTGTTAGTTCAACATTTAACATAGTAATGGCTGTGACCGGATTTACTTTGTTGACTGTATTTGTTGTTTTAATTTATGTCATTTACAAACAGATTAGATAATAGTGACGTTTACTAATTTAGAAGAAGCATTAGATGTGGGGAGGTGGTTATCAAAATCTACAGGTAAAGTTGTCTATTTGTTTAAATACACTAAGTATCATTATGAGGTAGAAGTATTTAGTTGGTATTTTGACATTCCATATATACAAATCTATCCCGAAGGGAAAGAAGAAGTGACTCATTTATATCGTGAAGGAGATAAAGATGAAAGGCAGTAAAAAACAAAAGCGTCTAAAAGTAATTGACTACATGCAAAAGACAAAGGACTACAAGGTAAGTGAAGTGTCCAAAAAGTTTGACATGCCTTATGGCACAGTGTGGACTCATCATAGAAGAATTAAAAATGCCAAAAACAAAGAAGTTGCTACTCCAGTTTTTGACAAAGAAACAACACAGTTTCTTAAACTTGTGGGTAAAAGCATTGATGAAAAACACCGTTATCTGGACGGATCAGATGGTAGTTCAGCAGTCTATTATGTATTGCCACACAACGTAGAAGAACTGCAAGATTTAATCTCGCATAAAAATATGAATGCTCAGATTGGTGAGATATTCCGCACCTGTTATCGCTATGGTGAAGCACCACACAGTGAGCAGTTGAGAGATGCGAAGAAGATTAAGTTCTATATAGAAGCAGAGATTAAACGATTGGAAAAAGAAAATGGAAACTCTTAGAGATAGATTGGGGTACACCCCCAAAGAATTGGTCTACATGATGGTAGTTGATACCTTGACCGCAATAGTCGAAGACCCAGATCGCAACTTGCAAGACTCAGATCAGATGACTGATAAAGAGATAGCCCGTGCGAGAAAGACTGCGGAGAAATTACGGCGACGCTTGGCTACTAATGCAAGCCTCGACATTATTCCGATAGACGTACAACAGAACGTGTGAGGGGTCATGGATTTAATAACGGTCGATTTTGAGACTTATTATTCCAAAGACTTCTCACTGAGTAAGATGACTACGGAAGAATATATTCGTAGTCCTTACTTCCAAGTGATTGGAGTTGGAGTAAAGGTCAATAACGGTAGCACGGAGTGGGCAAGTGGCACACATGAACAACTTAAAGAGTATCTCGATGAGTTCGATTGGGCTAACGCTATGGTACTTGCCCATAACACTATGTTTGACGGTGCTATTCTTTCTTGGATATTTAATATTAATCCTCGTGTGTATGCTGATACTTTGTGTATGGGTCGCGCTGTTCACGGCGTTGAGGTTGGGGGATCACTTAAAACTCTGGCAGAACGATACGAGATTGGAGAAAAAGGAACTGAGGTAGTTGATGCGATAGGGTTGCGCAGAGAAGATTTTCCTGATGACCAAATGGATCGTTATAGTGACTACTGTGTTAACGATGTCGAATTAACTTATAAGTTATTTACCATCATGGGCAAAATATTTCCGAAGCAGGAATTAAAACTTATTGATTTAACATTACGTATGTTTATTGAGCCAAGGTTGGAGCTAGACCTTTTATTGCTTGAAGAACATCTTGAAAATGTAAGAGACAGAAAGGATAAGTTGTTATTACGAGCTAATGTAGATAAAGCTGACCTGATGAGTAATCAAAAGTTTGCTGACCTACTGGTAGCATTGAGGGTTCAACCCCCTACAAAAATCAGTCCTACAACAGGTAAAGAGACTTATGCTTTTGCTAAATCAGATGAAGATTTTAAGGCTCTTGCCGAACACGATGACGATCAGGTGCAAGCCTTGGTCGCGGCACGTCTTGGTACAAAATCCACACTAGAAGAAACCAGAACGCAACGGTTTATTGATATAGCCAAGCGGGGCAAGCTACCTGTACCTGTACGTTACTACGCGGCGCACACGGGTAGGTGGGGTGGTGACGACAAAATAAATTTACAGAACTTACCAAGTCGTGGAGTAAATGCTAAGAAGTTAAAGAGTAGTATTATTGCCCCCGAAGGTCATGTAATTATTGATGCCGACTCCGCTCAGATAGAGGCACGGGTGCTTGCTTGGCTTGCGGGTCAGCAGGACTTAATTGAGTCCTTTGCCAAAGGAGAAGATGTTTACATAAAAATGGCATCAAAGATTTATGGCAAACCCGAAGATGAGATTAACAAAGAAGAACGGTTTGTTGGTAAGACAACTATTCTTGGCGCGGGGTACGGTATGGGCGCAGTTAAGTTTCAAGCACAGCTAAAGACGTTTGGGACTGATATGGGGCTTGACGAGTCCCGCCGAGTTATAAGTATTTACCGAAACGCGAATGATAAGATCAGTCAGTTGTGGCGTGATGCACAAACTATGCTTACTCACTTGTCACGTGGTGACATATTTAATTTTGGACGCGAAGGTGTACTTGAAGTCGTACCTGCGGCTACAGCTATTCAATTACCCAGTAACTTGTTAATGCGCTATGACGACTTGGCGGCGGAGGAAACAGAGAAAGGTTATCAGTACACATATAAAACCAGACGAGGCCGAAACTACATATATGGTGGTAAAGTTGTAGAGAATGTGTGTCAGGCTATTGCCCGATGTATTATCGGATATCAAATGTTAGAGATAGCAAAAAAATATAGTGTGGTATTGACGGTGCATGATTCTATCGCGTGCTGTGTACCAGAAAATGATGTTACGGTAGCACAGGGTTATATCGAACAGTGTATGCGACAAATACCTGATTGGGCAGAAGATTTGCCGATTGATTGTGAATCTGGTGTGGGTAAATCCTATGGGGAGTGTGAATGAGTATCAAGCCGTGGTCGTTTAGTCGCATAAAGTCGTTTGAGCAATGCCCTAAAAAGTTTTATCACTTAAAGGTAGCGAAAGACTATAAAGAGCCTGTGACAAGCGCGATGCATTATGGTACTCAGGCACACCTTGCCGCAGAAGAATATGTAAAAGATGGCAAGCCTCTACCAGAACACTTCTCATTCTTAAAAGATACACTTGATTCGTTAATCGCAAAGGAAGGTAAAAAACTGTGTGAGTACGAGATGGGTATAACAGAAAACCTTGAACCATGCGGTTTTAGAGACAAGGATGTCTGGTATAGAGGTATCGCTGATCTTGTGATAATAAACGAAGACAAAAAATTAGCTTGGATTGTTGATTACAAAACAAGTAAGTCAGCGACGTATGCGGATAGGGGTCAGCTTGAACTTATGGCTTTAGCGGTGTTTAAACACTTTCCAAAGATAGAAAGAGTTAACGCTGGTCTGTTGTTTGTTGTGTGTAAACAACTTATTACAGAGAAGTATACTCGCGCAGAAGAGAGTATACTTTGGGGTAAGTGGTTGGCAGATTATCATCACATGGAAGACGCAGTTATAAATGATGTGTGGAACGCACACCCAAGTGGTTTATGTAAGCGTCATTGCCCAATTATAGAGTGCCTACATAACGGGAGTCATTGATGCCATATACAAGAAAAAAACGCCCCTATAAAAAAGAATATGTTCAACAGAAAAAACGTGGGGAACATGGTAATCGTATGGAACGTCAACGAGCTAGACGTGCGCTTGACAAGAAAGGTGTAACAAGAAAAGGTAAAGATGTTGCACACAAGAAGCCACTATCCCGTGGTGGGTCAAACAAAGATGGATATACTGTACAAAGTCGTAAAAAGAATCGTGCGGCGGGTGGTCGTTTAAGCTCACCAAAGAAAAAATAAGTTAATAATTTCATTAACTTAATAACGAACAGCGCGTTGTGGACACCCACTTTGCGCTATTAATGTGTGTAGGAATATAGCACTTGCAGATTGTTAACGATAAAGCATTACTCTTGAGATTGAGAAACCCGCAGAAAGTGACCGCGATCATTCCAAAGAGCCGTGAATTAGCCAACAACGAAGTGCTAGTAAATTGGGGAATGGATGAAGTGCAAGTATTAAAAAATTTAAACATAAACGCGCCATCACCTATTGAAGGCCGATACAAATGGACGGGCAAACACGCACCGTTTGAACATCAAAAAACTACGTCAGCTTTTTTAACACTTAACAAAAAATGTTTTTGTTTCAACGAACAAGGTACAGGCAAGACAGCAAGTGCTATATGGGCGGCTGATTTTCTTATGAAAGAAGGTCGTATCAACCGAGTGCTAGTTATCTGTCCGTTGTCGATTATGGATAGCGCATGGCGTAATGACTTGTTTACCTTTGCGATGCACAGGACAGTTGCAGTAGCGTATGGCTCTGCCGCTAAACGCCGAGAGTTAGTAGAAGGTTGGGCAGACTTTGTGATTATCAATTACGATGGCGTAGAAATTGTTGAAGACGCTATCGCTGACGGTGAGTTTGACTTAATTATTGTTGATGAAGCAACGCACTATAAAAATGTTCAAACAAGAAGATGGAAAGTTTTAAACAGGTTGATCACTCCAAACACACGAGTTTGGATGATGACAGGAACGCCCGCCGCGCAATCACCACTTGACGCTTATGGATTGGCTAAACTTATTAACCCCAGTGCAGTGCCTAGATTCTTTAGTGCCTTTCGGGACAAAGTAATGTTTAGGCTAACTCAGTTCAAATGGATCGCAAAAGAGGATGCAACAAAAACTGTACATAACGCATTACAACCCGCAATAAGGTTTACGAAAGATGAGTGTCTTGATTTACCTGACATGACATATGTTAAACGAGATGTTGAGATGACTCGACAACAGAAAAAATATTACGAGGACTTACGAAAACGTATGATAATACAAGCGGCAGGGGAGCAGATCACAAGTGCTAATGCCGCTGTTAACATGAATAAACTACTACAAATATCTTCTGGTGCTGTTTATACAGATAGTCGAGAAGCGTTAGAGTTTGATATAAAACATAGATATAAAGTGTTGCAAGAAGTTATTGACGAAAGCAGTCAAAAGGTTTTGGTATTCGTGCCATTTAAACATGCCATAGATTTGTTAGTTAATAAATTACGTAAAGACAAAATAACATGTGATGTAATACGTGGTGATGTCCCGGCGACACGTAGAACTCAAATATTTAAACAGTTTCAAGAACAAACTGACCCCCGTGTATTGGTTATCCAACCTCAGTCTGCGGCGCATGGCGTTACATTAACAGCCGCTAACACAGTTGTATGGTGGTCACCTACAAGTTCTTTAGAAACATACGCTCAAGCTAATGCCCGCGTGCATAGATCGGGGCAAAAACATCCGTGTACAGTCATACAGCTACAAGGTTCTAGCGTAGAAAAACAAGTTTACAGGTTATTAGATAATAGAATAGACATACACACAAGAATGATTGATCTTTACCAACAAATACTTGACTAAGATACAAAACAACAATAAAGTAAAAAGTGTGAAGGAAAGGAGTAATTAAGATGAAGTTAAGTTCTAAAAAACTTACAAAGGCTTATTTGAGAATACGCACTCATCGGGCAGAGTTAAAAGCAAAATTTACTAAAGAAGATGATGATCTCAAATTACAGCAAGAAAAAATAAAACAAGCACTTCTTCAATACTTAAAAGACAGTGAGGAAGAAAGCATACGCACTTCTGAAGGACTGTTTTACAGGACTTTAAAACAAAAATATTGGACAAGCGATTGGGAAGCAATGGGTCAGTTTGTTATAGAAAACAAAGTGCCTGAGTTGTTTGCTAAAAGTTTAAACCAAACAAACGTAAAGCAATTTTTAGAAGAAAATCCTGACAAGTTACCAAAGGGTCTTAACGTGGACTCTGAGTATGTAATTTCTGTTAGAAAAAATTAGGAGATGACCATGAATAACGAGCCTTTTGTTCCTATTGAGCAACTTGCAAAGCACTTTACTGTTTCTGTTTCAACGATTCGATCATGGGTTAGACACAAAAACATACCCACCGACACTTACATTAAGGTTGGTAGTACTTATAGGTTTTCTATAAGTAAGGTTGCTGATGCATTACGCTCACAAGAATCTACCGAAAACGAATTTGTTGGAGAGAATGAGGACATGCAACACACATTAGATTTAGATAGTGACCAATAAATAAGTTCTATGTCTATGTCACATCGCATAAGTATTAAAGATGGAAAGTTTCGTTTGATTACTGATGGAAAACAAATTTCTGTTAGTGAGAGTAACACCATGAATATTGTTGTCATTGATGCGGCGAATCTTGCACGATCTTATTATGCAGAAGACTATGATCCAAATGATGTAAAAGCCCCTACTTGTTGGTCAAACGATACGCAAGTCCCTGCGGATGAAGTGCCAATAGAAGGTAAGCAATCTACGCGTTGTATGAATTGTAAGCAGAACATTAAAGGATCAGGACAGCAAAACTCAAGAGCTTGTCGTTACTTTCAACGCCTTGCAGTATCTATTGAGGGAGATTTTGATAATGTCTATCAACTACAACTACCCGCAACATCTATATTTGGTAAGCCGAAAGATGTCAGCGGTAAAATGATGCTTCAAGCGTATGCTAAATTTCTACATAACCACAAGACACCTGCCATAGCATTGGTCACAGAAATATCTTTTGATGAGGATAGTGAAGTGCCTAAATTGTTATTTAAGGCAATGCGTCCACTGGAGGAGGAAGAACTAAAACTTGCTGTATCTCTATCAAAAGATGATAGGACAGCAACAGCGATTTCATTTAACCCGCCTAAAAAGGCACAACCCTTTGTCGAAGTAGATGGTTTCATCTACAAGGCAAATGCTTAAAAGGAAAATATCATGCCTATTGAACAACATTTAATAAATAATGTTAGCGCATTCTACCCAAAAATTGACCGGACTTACAGGTTCGATAAGACTGAAAACAAATCAGTCCCTTGCGATTCATTAGACGATGGGGCTGAGTACACTCTACAGTTTAATATGAGTAAAGAGACTGCCCGTGATCTTTATAACTATATGAAAAGCGCATATGCAGAAAGTAAAAAATCGAATTGGCCCGAATTAAAAAATTCGTTTAAGAAGAATGATGACGGTAGCTTTCAATACAAAGCATCATTAAAAGGTGCATACAACGGTGAGAAAACTATCAAGCCCGCACAATATGATGCTAAGACACAAAAACTACCTGACGACTTTCAACTTACAAGTGATAGCGTAATTAATATTGCTGTAGTCGGTGTGCCATATAATGGTTCTATGGGGAGTGGGGTTTCATTAAGGCTCAAGGCTGTGCAAGTGATAAAACTCGCGCCGCGTAAAGAAATCTCACCGTTTGAAGCTATGGATGGATATGATGCTAGTGAATCTAATCCCTTTGTGGCAAGAGTTGAAGAACCTGACGATTTTGACACCGTAGAAGAAACGCCTGTCGAAGAGCCGAAAAAAGTCACAAAGAAAACTAAATCTGCACCGGAAAACAACGACGACGATCTTAGCAAGATTGTTGACGATTGGGACGATTAGAAAAATAAGATTACGCGGTACGGTGCGCCCTGCCGCGTTTTTGGTGTGGAGCGGTTATGGATACCAAAAAGTTTTTGGAAACCACGCTACCTAGCAAAGGTTTCTATTGTACTTTTGCGGCAAATAACAAAACTGGGCATAAGATTCAGAAGTTTTATAAAACATCACATGATGTAAAAATTGCCGCAAAAGATTTAGATGAAAAGGGATACGATGCTTATTTTGCGCTCGCCACTTTTACTGAAGGCAACTCACGTAAAGTTGATAATGTTTGTAAGTTAAAAGCATTGTTTCTTGATTTGGATTGTGGAGCTAGTAAGGACTATCCAACACAGAAAGAAGCATTTGATGCGTTAAAAGTATTTTTAAAAGTTTTGAACTTGCCGAAACCGCTATTAGTTAATTCTGGTAGAGGTATTCACGTGTATTGGCGTTTGACTGAAGCTGTATCTTTGATTGAATGGTTACCAGTAGCAGAACGTCTAAAGAAAGCATGTTTTGAAAATAACCTATTAGCTGATCCCGCAGTGACAGCGGATGCGGCACGTATACTACGTGTCCCTGAGACTCACAACTATAAGGACGATCCACCAAAACGTGTTTACCTGTTAGGTGAAGGGGATGTGCCGCTTGTAGATTTTGATGAGTTTGCTGAATTACTTGGTGATGACCCGATACCAGTTCCTAAGAGATTAGAACCGCTTGGCGAGAATGCTACTCTTAATAAGATGTTAGGCAATATGTCTAGCCGATTCAAAACAATTCTTACAAAGACCATGAGTGGGGAAGGTTGTGAGCAGTTAAGATTAATAGCTACAGATCAAGAGAGTATAGACGAACCTAGATGGAGAGCAGGGCTATCCATAGCTAAGTTTTGTATTGACGTAGAAAAAGCCGCTTATGTCATATCACATAAACACCCCGAATACTCTGAAAAAGCAACTAAAAACAAACTTGACCCAATCAAAGCCCCATACAAATGCGAGACTTTTAAACAATATAACCCTGATGGTTGCGTTGATTGTAAGCATTGGGGAAAAATTAAATCTCCAATTGTTCTTGGTAGAGAGATTTTAGAGGCAACGTCAGAAGATAATATTGTAGAAGCTACAGTACAGGTAGCAGGGAGCATATCCCAAGTACAATTTCAAATACCCACGTTCCCTAGACCTTATTTTAGAGGAGCTTGTGGTGGGGTATATATACGTAAAAGTAATAATGATGGTGATATTGATGAAAAACTTATCTACCACAACGATTTGTATGTCATTAAAAGATTACGAGATTTAGATACAGGAGAGGCATTGGTTATGCGTCTTCATCTACCTAAAGACGGGGTACGCGATTTTACTTTGCCACTTTCATCAGCCACTTCAAAAGAAGAACTTCGTAAGGAACTATCAAGACAGGGTGTTGCCATCCCAAAAATGGATGAGGTAATGATGTACATATTAAGTTGGGTAAATGAGTTACAAGAAAACACGATAGCAGATGACGCTAGACGACAGTTTGGTTGGACAGAAAATGCGGAATCTTTTGTATTAGGGGCAAATGAATACACTCCACAAGGGGTAATCACTAATCACCCATCTACAGCAACCGCACAATTCTTTCCCGCTCTTACACCAAAAGGCACTTTAGATAACTGGAAAAAGGCTATTTCTTTTTATAAGCGTGAGGGGTTAGAACTTCACCAATTTATAATATGTGCAAACTTGGGGTCGCCACTAATGGAGTTTATACCTCATATTAATGCGGCAGGACTTCACATTTGGTCAAAGGACTCTGGCCTTGGTAAGACTACATCTCTGTTGGCAGGGCAGTCGATATGGGGTAGACCAAAAGACCTGATGTTGACTGACCAAGATACTAGAAATTTTAAGATGAACCGTGGTGAGGTTTATAAAAACTTACCACTAAACATGGATGAAGTAACAAACACAGAGCCTAAAGAATTAAGTCAATTAGCCTATCAACTTACAAGCGGCACTCAACGTGGTCGTCTACAAAATAGTGTAAACGCCGAAAGACATCGTGGTATGGAATGGAGTCTTACGTCTACTAGCACTGGAAACGCAAGCATAGTTGAAAAGATTTCCGGTATGAAAATAATGCCCAAAGCGGAAGCACAACGGATTATGGAATATAAGGCTGAGTTTTCAAAAATAGACAAAGCAGAGACTACAGACTTTAACGAGTTACTGTCTGAGAACTATGGACACGCTGGGCCGATCTTCGTTAATTATGTGATAACACATTTACAGGAGGTCAAAGACTTAACGAGGACTGTGCAACGTAAACTGGATACTAAATTAGAACTTACTAATGAAAATAGATTTTGGTCGGCGTACATATCGTGCGCGATAACTGCGGGATTGATTGCAAAGAAGATTGACTTGCTTCCATTTGAGTCGAAAGACATGGTTGGATTTGCCAAAGAGTTAATTAATTACAACCGTGAAGCGGCTATAGATATGCACAGTAGTGTAGAGGATACGTTAAACGATTACATCAATGAGCATTGGGGCAACATATTGATGATAAAAAGCACTGATGATCTACGTAAGCAAAATAATAATGGGTTGGATGCGTTTATTGTTCCAGACGCATCTCCTCGCGTAAAACTTGTTGCGAGGTATGAGACAGATATAAAAAGAATTTACTTAGTACCTAAGCCTTTAAAGGAATGGTGCATTAAACACCAGCTAAATTATAACTCGTTTTCACATGAACTAATGAAAAGTCTACATGGCCGTAGAGGTAAAGTACGACTTGGAAAAGGCACACATATGAATTTACCACCCACTGATGTATTAATTGTTGATTGTAGATTCCGTGACGATGGTTCTGAAGATTGATGACATAAATCCTGACACCATCCGTATTGTTATTGAGTGGGATAAGTTTGTTGTCGGGGCATCATTTTTTACTCCCTGTATTAATACCGATAGGGCTGTCACTCAACTTAAAAAGATTTGTAAGGATAAGATGTTTAGAGTTGAGTGTAGAGTTCAGATAGAAAACAAAAGAATAGGGGTTCGATGTTGGAGAATGGCGTGATATGATACAGAAGTGAGTAAGAGGACTACTTTATCTTATTCCTTCACATCCCTCATACCCCCGCTTCGGCGGGGGGTTTTTAATCACTATATCCCTCTGCAATATCTAATAATCTGGCACGTAATTTTGGATTTAGAGTAACACCGTTATACATAGTGGCTGTTGTTTCTAAATGTGTTCTCATAGACCTTACGATACCGTCAGGCGTTAAGGGATAATCTGGGTTCTTCTTATTAAATTTTTGTATTTCTTTTAATGTATCTGCCCTACCCTCTGTATCACCTGTGCGTATTGCATAATAAAGTTTACGTGTGAGTTTGGTACGTGCAGTACCCACATCTTTTTCTATACCTTTAATTACTTGACTTTTTTCCATGTTCAAAGTGTACTCTGCGGGAGCAAACCCTATGAACTGCGCCGCTAACAAACTTGGTGTAAGTTCCCCCATGATTGGGTTGTAGCCTCTAGTTCGTATACCCTCATCATCGTAATAACGCACTGTCTTAGCCATGTTACGGAACGCCGCAGGGAGTATGTTTTCAACCCCGCGTTGTATCTCACCTTCATTTAAGTCTTTGATACCCCTACCAATTTGTGAGGCGTACCCGTAGAACGGCCCACCAAGAGTTCTTACTATGTCTTTCTCTACTGATGGATCAAAATTGTAACGGTTACTTTGTATAATTAGATTAGATAGCCCAACACGTGCCGCTACATCCACTGGTGCTCCTGCCGCTTCAAGCAACGCATTCAAACCACCTTTGTATAATCCTTCACCAAGAAACTGACGTGTCATTGTTTCAGCATCAGGTTCATCATCTTCTAAGAACATATTAGCAACAGCCACAGCCATTCCGTAAAGAGTCAATCCTTGTACTCCAGATATAAGTAGCACTGAAAGTTGTGTACCTATAATCTGTCTCCGTAACATTCTACGTTGAGCTTCGTCTATATTGCCCATGTCTTTCAAAGCATTAAGACTTTGCAATGCTGTCTTGAATTGTGTGTAGTACATTTGAACGCCAAACGTCTTATACATCATAGCAACTCGCCCAATATCGCCTTGTGCGATACGTGGGGCTGTCGCTAATACCGCACCGCCGTTTGTCTGTTGCGTTTCATATAATGAATACTCGACTGCTCGTTCCATACGTTCCGCAGGACTTAATTTATCTTCTCCCTTTGCTTTGTTCGGCATGTTTTCTAATCTGGCTAGTTCGTTTAAATAGTTAGCCGATAACGAAACTTGTCTGTTAAAACGCTCTGCTGTATGAAATGGTGCGGCTGAGTACGCACTGACATAATCGAGAAAACTCTTTTTCTTGCCTGATGTTTCAGCACCTAGTGTGTCATAGAAAAAAGAACGATTAAGTAGCCCACGTTTAGCAGAGGCTTCTACTAAAGGTAGCATTTTTTCTGCCATATCCATTTGTTCTTTATCTATTTCTAAGTCATCACGCATTGATAACTTACCGTCTTTATCCATGACGTAGTAATTATCAATAGATGGCACAAGTGCTTTTATTTTTGTCTTTTTACCGTCTACATCAACAACATGAGTCCTACCCGCGCCCGCAAAAAACTTTCTGGCTTGGTTCAGTGCTGTCGTTGCAGTTTTAGCATCTGTCCTACCCACCATAAACGGATACACAATTAAGGGAACTTGTGACAAGTTAACTACAGCAGAAGATACGTTAAACCCAATGGTTCCAAGAAAAGCAAATCGGTTTGCGTTACGTGATAGTCTGGCAAAAAAGTCTTGTGGCGGATTCATAGCAAAATTACCACGTTTTACAACTTCTTCTTCAAGTAAGTTTGCTAGGTCTGTGCCTCTTAATCCTTCGCTTGCTCGTATCTGATCAGAAATAGTATCCATTGTTTTGCGTATACGTTGTGCATACTCCATACGAACTACCTGTCGCCCTATATCAAAGGCTTTTAGTCTGAACGCTTCTGTAGCACTTTCATTAAAACCAAGTTTATCTTCTCGTCTTTGTAAAGACTTAGCAAAAGATGTTTCTGGTAATGTGTCTATGAACATATTAATAAAGTCTTCTTTGGTCGAATCGCTTACATTAGCGTTATCTAAAAGTTTTAGTGTTTGTCCGACAAAAGATTGTGGAGGCGCATTTTTAAATGATATGGAACTTCTTTCTGCGTATGTCTGTATTCCTGTAACATCAGGATTAGTTTCAAGATCAGCTATGGTCGCATCTCTCGATACGTTACTGGTAAATGCCCTTATAACTGGCTCGCCGTTATACTCATAGTACAACCAAAAATCACCATTACGTGTAAGCGGGAAGTATGGTTCTATATTCTGTTTATCAAATAGTCTTGCGAATACTTGATTTTTAAGTGCAACTTTTTGTTCTTCTGGAGCAGGGTTACCGTCTTCATCAACTAAACTATCAATACGACCCTCTACAACTCTTTGCATCTTCTTATAATCTTCAAAGTAGAAATCACGTAAAGTTTTGTATAAATCTTGTCCATCTTTTCCTAAACTATCATAGTCTTTTCGCAGTGCCTTATATGCTGTAAGTTGTTCACCTGAGTAATCACTCTCCTTCTTACTAGGATCAACTCGTTGTATTGTGCTGTTGTGAACTACACTGTTAAAAGTTTCTACTAATCCTTTGTTGTTTTTAGCCCAGTTTTCTAAGAGTTTTAACATGCCATCTGCTCGATCATCAGACCTACTCATGGCTCCTTCTTGTAATTCAAATAATTCGTGAAGCTCTGCACCCTTTATTTTACCCGCTAATTCGGGGTTACTTTCAGCT